TCCGAATCCCACGCTTCGCTATCACCCGAACCAGCGGAAGCTGGTACTGGTTCCGGCGATGCCGCAGGCGTGGCTTCTGTCGCTTGTGCCACAGGCTCTCGCGACAAGTCTGCCAAGTTGACCTTGTGGGGTTCATCCTCTTTGTCAAAGACGCTGATGACCCCTCCGGCGTTCTTGTGGACTGTCACTTGGCCCAAGGTTCGGTGGTAAACCACCGAACCCTTGGCAGGCCAGGAATCTGCCGTCGTAGTCGCTGGTGCTGGTGGTTGGGTCGTCGTGACCGTGGGTCTTTGCACCTTTGACTCAGGAACAGCAGGTTTCGGAATATCCAACGGCTTTGGAGCCGGAACTGGTTTCATCTCAGCCGAAACCGTGGCGGGAGCCTCGGTTTCAGCGGGGACAGCCGAAAGATCCTCCGGATCTTCGTCGTAGAACTTGGCCTTCAAGGTTTCTGCACTCTCGATAACCAACAGGTTATCGAGTTGCAGAGCTTGTGCCAGGATCGCATCGGGAACGCCGCCGTGTCGGTCGAAGTCGAACGATACGGCTTCGTAGCACTTATTGCCAGGAAGCGGCTTCTCGGCGAAGGTGACGTAGATATACGCACCTTCGACTGGATCAGCAAAGTAGTCAATCCACTCGCGACCTGGGATCGCGACCTTGGCCGAGACGGTCGTGTTCAACTGCTTGGAGAACAGGTGGTAGCTGTGGTCAAACAGCACGACTTGGTTCTGCTCAGGCAACCACACTGTATACAGCGTGCGTTGCTTGGCGTAGAACTTCTTGGCCGTCTCCTTGGTCAGTTCTCCCGAATCGATGGCGGCACTGATGCCGTCACAGATTGGGCACTTACCGCCCTTGGTCAACTTAGGGCAGATGGCATAACCCTTGCCGTCTGACCCCATGTTGTTGTGGACGTAGTAGTCGCGGGCGTAGTGCAACTCGCCGTCCTTTGCGACAGGGTGCTTCGCACCCTGAGGTACGGTGTACGGCAAGATCACCATCTTGATCGTACCTGCCTTGTCGATCTTGAGCGTCTTTACGCCCTGAGGAATCCTCAGGACACCGCCGCCCCGACCTTCTGCTGCTTTATCTCTGGTTTTCTTGGATGACAACGCCATGTTAGTTCTTCACTCCCTTTGGTTGGATGGTGGTGGAACCGAGGAAGCCAGCGATGGACAACTCGGTCAGATACTTCAAACTCGAACGCTTTGCGTCGAGAGCATCGCAAACCGCGCGGCTCTCGGACAACTTAGCCTTAGCGGCAACTACTGCCTGCTGGGCTTCGGTGTAACTCGGCTGAATGAGGATCAATGCCTTGATCGTATCCTCAGTCGTCTTGGTAACGCCATAGTTGATGGGGTTTTGCCTGATGTCGATGCTGAGTTTAGCTTCGACGAGTTTCAGGTGGTTTTCGGCAACGAGGGCCGCTGTTGCGTCCTCGGTCGCAGCGCGACTCCACAGCAGGATGTCCTGCGGGAGTGTTTCGAGATCCTCGCTAAGACGGTTACGATCCACCGACAAGTTTGTTTGGTCAGACATTTCTGCCTCCTAAGTGAAAATTGTTAATCCGACTGTGCTAGGTTCTACGCCGAAGCCCTGACCAAAGCAAGAATAAATCCTGGTTTGCGGGAAGAAAAAAATGGATTCTCAAACTGAGACATGATCTTGACTACCGTTGGTACGGATTTTGAATTCAAAAGCATTGTCGCACCATAGGACATGATCGCACAACGCAGTCGCTCGATCTCCCCTTCGGGGAGATCCTTCAAGACTAGGCTATGCGTCGGAAAGATTTTTCTCCCGGCGTAGAGATCCTGAACCAGCTTGAATACATCTGGTTTGAGTTCCTCGGGGTTCCCGAGGATCTCCGGCCAACGCTCCTTCGGAGCGTTGGCAATCTGCTCTAGCAGTACCAAGGCTTGCCTTGGACTGCTATTGGCCGCCTGCGAGATCGTCGTAGCGATACAGTCGATCCCCTCGGCAGTTGCCACTCGATTTACTAACGTGTTCAGATCGGCGATGCTGACATCGCCGAGCTTGAAATGCGTCAGACGAGTCTGCAACGGCTTTTCCAGCTTCTCTGGGTTGGTCGTACACAGGATGAAATAGACGTGCGCCGGGGTGTCCTCGGTCATCTTGAGCATCGCTCGCTGACCTTGGGAAGTGATTTGGTGGGCTTCATCGATGATGTAAATCCGCTTGCCCCCAGAGAGCCCACGCATCTGCAATCGGCCCTCGATCTCGCGGATAGCGTCAACTCCGTTGTCGCTAGCTGCGTTTTTCTCGATGATGTCAACGCCGGATGCTCCGAGTTCCTTGGCGAGTATTCTCGCCAAGGTCGTCTTGCCTGTTCCGCTAGGGCCGGAAAACAAGAGCGCATGAGGCAATGCTTGCTTGGCAAGCATTGACTTCAACTGGTTGACAACGGCTTCCTGGCCGACAAGATCGGCCAGGATGGATGGTCGGTACTTTTGATAAAGGCCCATTACTTTAGAAATCCCTTCATAATCTCGGTGATTCGGCGTTGGAACTGTGGGAGTGATCCGTCGTTTAGGACGATGCGATCAACAGCAAATTGCTGTTGTTCGCTTCGGTGTGCAGGCAAGGTTGCGACTTCCTCGGAGACTCGCCCCTGGATTTCCCAAATCTCGCCGCCGTTGGCTTTGATGAACTCCGCTTCCTCTGGGAAGCGGAGATCGCGAATCGCATACCTCGGCAGATTTTTTTCCCGCATACGCTGCTTGGCGATGTTCACCCAGCAGTAGTTGCCGAATAGATCCCTGCCATTCTCCGTACCGATGGTACGGAGCATTTGCCGAACGGCGGGATACCGCCGTTTGGTCGTGTCCCAACCGTCCTTATCGACGAGGGTTTGCAGGTAGATGCACCGGTGGTGGGCAACCAACACCGGTGGATTGAGTCGGTACAAGGCTTCGTATACGGGATCGGAGAATCCCATGATTCCGTAGCCGAAATGGTATGCAAGCCATGAGGCTGCGGTGTCCTTTCCGGAGCCAATAGCCCCCCGCAATCCTATGATTGGAGGTAATTTGTCTAGTTGAGTCATTTTAAGTCTCCTAGTCGCTTTTTAGTGATTTCACAGTATTCTGGATTCAATTCACACAGGACAGCATTTCTGCCATGCTTCATAGCTACTTCGGCGGTCGTTCCTGATCCGCCGAAGGGATCGAGGACAATACTTCCGGGTGACGATCCGGCCAGTACGCACACTTCGGCCAATGCTGGGGCCATTGTAGCGAAGTGGGCTTCCTTATACGGTCTGGTTGGAATAGACCAAACCGAACGGCGGTTGCGTGTATCATACTGTTTGGCTTCCATTGTAGTCATGCCATCTGGCGATATGTTTCTGGATTTTCCGCGATTCTGTCCTGCACAGACCGCAGGCTCTTGCATCGCATCAAAATCGTAGAAATACCGTTGATTCTTGCTAAGCAGGAAAACATACTCATGCGCCTTTGTACAACGATCCCGCACGCTCTCAGGCATTGGATTTGGCTTATGCCAAATGATGTCTTGGCGTAGATACCAACCATCGGCTTGCAAGGCAAAGGCAACGCGCCAAGGGATGCCTATGAGGTCTTTGGTTTTTAGCCCAACAGGAGTGCCGATCCGAGGAACGCTATTCTGAGCCTCGGGGTTGTTTGAGCCAACACCAGGGTTTGTGGATTGCTGGCGATCAGCTTTTGTGCCAGTGGCATAACTGTCCCCAAGATTCAGCCACAGCGTCCCGTCGTCCCGAAGCACCCTCCGGACTTCTTGAAACACCGAAACCAATTTAGCTACATAGGCATCCGGTGTCGGCTCTAACCCGATTTGTTCGTCCACTCCGTAATCGCGCAAGCCGAAATACGGAGGCGACGTTACGCAACATTGTATTTTTCCATTGGGGATTTTAGATAATCCGTCCATAACATCCCCTTGATACAGGCGATATTTGCCTAGCTTGCCTTGTGGTAGGCTTTCTTGCTCGCCCATGAATCTTCTCCTACTTCTACTTCGGTTTTGAGGTCAACGATAATCCAAGGCCACTGTGTTCGTATCCACTTTGTCATTACCTCGTTTGCCATCTCAATGTAATCGTCGAGTTCCTCTCGGGGAACCTCGGCGATCAATGAATCGTGGATTTGGCAGAAAAGGCGGCTACGCATCTTCCTTTGGAGGATGCGTTTTGTCAACTCTATGATACTCTTGAGCAGGCAATGGAAAGCCGCCCCTTGCACCGGGCTATTGATAATTTCATTACGCTTGAAGATTCCCCAGACTCGGAACCCGGTCAAAGTGTGGAAGTGCCCATTTCGTAGGTATTCTTGGAACCAATCGTTTCTCCATTGCTTGTACACCGGGAATCGTTTGTTCCAGAAGTGGCTGAACATCGTGTCGATGTGTTGCATGAATGAATCGGGAGCCATCGCCTTTTCGTGACCGAGGCTCTTGATCCCCCTCTCGGACAAGTGCTGCAAAAGCGGCTTGCCGCTTTGCATTGTGTGCGATTCGGCGAATCGCCAAAGGTTCTTGGCGATGCTCGCAGGGGCATCGCCATAGAACGCAGCGAACGTCCAAAATCCCTTAATTGCTTGGCGAATGGGCTTTTCCACGGTATCCAGCTTGAAGCACCCAAGGGTGGAATCTTTGTGTAGATCCGCACCGGTTTCGAGGATGTCCAACATGGTTGGATCTCGGTGGTAGCAGGCCGCGATGTAAACTTCTAGCTGAGCGTAGTCGATCTCCACAATCACGTTGTTCGGATCGCTAGGCTTGATAATCCCCCGAATGACCTTCCCGATGTCGGGATCTCGGATCGGGATGTTCTGCAAGTTCGGAGAATCCGAACTTGACCGATATGTCGTAACCTTGTGCAGATTAAAAAAAGCGTGAACTCTGCCGTTGCAGAGTTCTCGCTTGAATGGGGCCAGATACGTCCCACGCAGCTTTTCCAACTTCTGTGTGCGTTGGAATAGCTTCGTGTAGGGCGTATTGATTTCCCGCAGATCCTCGTCATCCAGAGACAGTTTACCTGTCTCTGGATTGACGACTCCCCCTGGGTGTCCCATGACGTTGTAGAGGATGTCGGCTAGTTGCTCTCGGGAGCCAAGTTTTGTCTTGGCTCCGTATCGCTTTCGCTGCTCCTCGTATTCAGGCATCGACCGCAATTCCGCTTCCATCCCCTTGATGCGATTGCCGATGTCGGCAATCGCAGTGTCAAGTCGCTCTGCGCAGACTGGCATACCTATGCTTTCCATCCTGGAAAGCGCAAGAGATCCTTCGTGCATTAGAGCGTAGGCTTGTGGGGATGCTGGTTTCATTAGCGTCGTCGCCCCAATCGGTCGTAGACAACGACTTTGCCAGCGGTCTTGACGACCTTGGCAACAGGTCGGCCAACTCGGTCGTAGACTTGCGAGCAAGTCCCTCCGACGCAAGTTGCGACCTTCGCTACTGGACGACCCAAACGGTCTTTGACC